CCGCCTATGACGAATGCCTCCCCGCCTGATAGTGAGAGCTGGAGCGAATACCTGCTGTCGCCCTCAAGGAGTCCCCATGACGGGGAATTCCATTTCGGTTCATCCGTTGTCCTATCTGACAGACAGCCCCACTTGCAGCCAAGGTGGTAGACCGTATGCTGTTCCAGCAGGGTATATTCGCTGCCGGAAGGTTTCGACAGTTCATGCTGTACAAAGCGATAAGGAGCGCCACTCTGGGCCGTTTCCAGAGACCAGATACCCCGGTCTACCTTGCTGGGAATGACATCGCCGTTGTGGTCGAGCTGGTAGAATTTCTCGGCAATGACTGTCTGTGCCATGACGCCTGTCTCATTCTCGGAAATCGGCAGCTTTTCAAGTGCCTTGGTACGGGGAAATCTGCCGATGCTGATTGAGTAGTTGTAGTCCTCCAATATCGGCTTATAGACATTGGACAAAAACATGATGCGCCCCTCACGCGAAGAAATCATCCACGACTGCGCCCGACCGTTGAAGCCGCCCTCTTCAGGCAGCGTACTGTTACCCCTGCGGGTTACGTTGTAGCCGGCCAACGGCGGATAGTTCGTGCCTCCAGGTACTTCGCTGTCCGGATAGAGCACGACCGTTATGCTATTCTCCGCACTGTTGGTGGTAAGAATACGCATCCAACTGGTGTAATACTCGGAACCACCTGTAAGCAGTGTGTTAATGATGGAGAAGCAGACATCGTTGTCCTGGAACTTCATGAAGTCGAAGTCCGTGCGTTTCTCGATACTCAGACGGTAGGTGTTTTCTCCCAAATCCTCCACGGATTCTATCTTGCCAATCTCGGTGAAGGAGTAATCAGATTCCATTCCTTGAATCTGATTGATAATAAGGTCAAGCACTGACAGTGAACCGCGGACTTCCAACCGTTCAAATTGTCCTCTACCATCAGGAAATATCCCTGCACCCTTGCCGGCAATCATACTGTCTACGAATTCGCCGAACTCGCCGCCTGCGAGGAGTTTCAAAAGATATTCAGTCTTATCGGACTTGTCTTTCCTTAAGAAAGAGACCAAAGACCTGCGTGCCGAGAATACATTGCTGTCGGAAGGGGCTGTCGTATCGTTCGTCCTGATTATATAGACCCCGTTTCCGCCGCCGGTATATGTCTGCCCCTTGTAGGTCAGGGAATCAATCTTGTCTTCCATATCTCCGATACGGGAATAGGGCATGCTCTCGCCGATTATGTATGTAGGGCTGTCCCAGGGCTTGTCAAGGTTAAACTCCCAGCCGAGTATGCGGCTGTCGCGCCCGTTCTCAAAAAAAGCCCTGTTTACAAGGAACACTTTCTGTCCGAACTCATAGAAGCGTCTCAGCCGGTCGTTATACACCCATTCGGAATCAAGGGTCGTGTTATATGTACCATCATCCCTTTTGCGTCGGTCGGCATACTCCAGCGCCTTTCCCTTAAGCTCCTGTTCGGCTTCTGGGGTATATCTGTCAGACACAAGCTGGATCTTGAAACCGGAAAGGACATACTCGTCGCCGTTTTCCGGACAAAGGGTATCATCGGGAAGCATACGCCCGTAATCCTCGTTTCTCACGATTTCCCAAAGCTGTGCGCCGCGCATGTCGTCTTTGGGGTCGGGATTGAAAATGACACCGAATTCCATGCCGTTAAGTTTGCCGGACTGGAACCGGATTCTCAGTTCCTGGCCTTCGATAAGATATTCATCCTTGAACTCCAGCCCGGTATCCTTGTAGCGGTAGTAGGTGACGGTCTCTTTCGTGCCGTTCTCGTCCTTCACCTCTTCGGTGCGGGTATGCACGTCGGATAATGTGCCCGTACGCCTGGGATAGACATTTTCAAATACGACAATATCCTCTATCGCTTCCTCTTCGGACATGTCGGGATACACATCAATGTAAGGCGTGTCCGCGGGAAGCATCAGCCTGCGCTGCACTACGCCGTTGACAACCGTCTGTTCATCCACGGGACGGTAGTCTGCCGGGATATTCCGGGTAGAGCCGAACGCATAGATTCTGGTCGCATAAGTACCTTTGCTGTCGCTGCGGGTCATGGCTGACGCTTCAACCCCTAACTCGATTCTGACGGAATCACCATATTCATTTCGCCCAAAATGGATTATGTTATCCGTTATCCAGCAGTCACAGTCCCATTTCTCCTTATCGGCCATGGAGAACAGGGCGTCAAGAAGGTTCATATTGTCGTACCTCATCGCAACGGCCTTGTTCTCCACTGTGGAATCTATGCTGAACTCAAACTCTTTTCCCTTGTATGTATATCCGAGTGCCTTCAGGTTGCGGAGGAATACGCCGAGCTGCACGTCAAGGGGTGCGGTCAGAGACCATGAAGCCTCATGGCCGGCATGTTCGGGAGTGTACTTGAAAATCTTGTTCTTCCACTTCCAGTAATACGCGTCCATGCGCAGCTTATAGTCATATCCCCCGGTAGAAGCGTTGAAGGCAGGTTTCTGCAAATCCACTATCTCATAGACCTTGGACAGCAGTCCGCCCAGGGACTCGTCAAGCACTCCCGACAAATCCACGTAGTCGCCGAGCTTGAAATACACCGGGTCGGGAACACTGAACGGAAGGATGATATAGTCTTCCTTCATCAGGGTAAACCTGCCTTTAGCCCCGGCATTAATGGGGGTCGAAAATCTTGTCTTACCGGATATGTCTTTGATGTCTACCATAACGCATCCAAAGTTCGCAGATAAAAAAAAGAGTGCCCTATTTTGGACACTCATATACACGACAATAAACCCAATGTCGTGAATTAGGTTCTGTTTGCCGGGTTCGGCTCGTTAAACTTGGCTGAAATTTTGCCGAAAGTATGGTCTAAACTCTGTGCATAAGCAACGCTTTTCCCAAGATAAATCAGATGATAAATCTCATTACTGTTAGCCGGAACTTGAATATCAACCACACCTTTATACAATTCTTCAAAGAAAGCTTTTTTCTTTGCTTGATAGTCGGATTGGGAATTTCCTTCAATTGTAAAAGAAAGTGTTATTTCCCGTTCATCTATTTTGGGGTCATTGATTATCACACGTTTTCCATGTTCCAACCGGGACTTATTTTCTATAAATTCTTTCATGGGTGATGATGCCCCAAGTACATCAAGAAAGCCCTCTCCCATTCTTACCCCCCATGTTGTGTAGGCGTCTTGGGTATTTATCAATAAATCTGACATAGTTTATAATTTAGATGTATTGTTTTTCACTTCTGCCATATCTTTCTGAATTTGAATGATTGGTTTTACAATAGCTCCTGTATTTTCCGAAATCTGTACCAGTTCAAGATAAGATTGTGCTATCAAATTCCTCGTATCATCAGCGATGTTCCTCGTTTCTGTATTCATGGAAAGGATAGCATCTGCTTTTACTGTCAGTAGATTAAGTGATTGAGATTGAATAATATTCTGATTCTTTATCTCTTCTCCTGCAATCTGCAATGCTGTAAACCGCCCGTTCAACTCTTCGCCGGTATCTTGACTCATTGCCTGAAAGCCTTTGGATGAAGCTGACTGCGATGTTGATTCTTGCGAAATTTTATCATATCCGGTTGCTGCGGCAAGCTCATCACGAAGCTTCATGGCTTCATCCACATAACCCATGTATTCATCCATCAGCTCCTTACGCTCATTATTATCAAGCGTACCATCATCTTTCATGGCTTCACCGAATTTGTCATACCATGTTCTCAGTTTGTCACTAAACTGTTCACCGATGGCATTTGACAGCATTGCCTGCATGAAATATTTGGATATGTCATCAGCAACATCCTCAGCACTCTTCTCCATGTCCATCAGACTGCTTACAAAACTGTCATACATGGAATCGAATGACATTCCGGTCAGACCCTCATAAAGACTATCGGTCAACTCCTCCAGTTTGCCGGCCTGCTCAATATAATCATCAAGTTTATCGGTTACACGTTCACCATAACCGCCTTTCCCGGCATTCTGCATCTTTGTCCATATATCAACATTACTACGGAGTTTTTCCATCTCTTCAGGTGTCAGCTCCCATAATGAAGAAGTTCCGGTAAAATTCTTGTTTACATTCTGTTGAATCCATTTCAAGTCTTCGGCAGACCATCTCATGTAGTATTGCCAGCTCTTATGTGAATTATGGTAACCTGCCTGTTCACGGGCGATATTCAGATAATTGGAGTTCTGCTCTTTCTGGTATTCATAAGCACTTCTATACGCAGCTACGGATTTCGTTCCTTTGCTTGCCTTTATCTCATCTGTCAATGATTCGATAGAAGTCTGTAGCGTCTCGTTACGGTCGGTAAGACGATTAATGGAATCCTGTACCTCCTTTGCATTGCTTCCACTCCAATTAATTACCCCACCTAATGATGTGATACTTGTCAAAGCTCCTTTTATTGTTTGCAAACCACCAGTAACAATAGACATTGGTTTCATTAGGTCTATACTTCCAAGTCCATCCAACATCTCGCCAAACCCGGACATTGTTCCCTCCAACCATTCAGGTGTTTTTGTACCAAGCGTTTCCATGATACCGATAACTTGATTACCGGCATCGACATATTGACCTATCTCATCAACGCCATGATGTAAAATGGTAGTAGCTTCCGATAGCGCTTTCTGTTTGTTGTTTTTTGCGCTTTCAAGAGTAGCCTTTGCATTCTTCTTTTCTTCGTCTGTACCTTCTTTGAGCGTTTTGTTATACGCTTCCTGCGCTTCACGTTGAGCATCAGTGGCATCTTTAAGGGATTTAAAGGAAACAGACATAGCTTCAAAAGGATTGCGTTCTGAAACCTTATCATCAATCCTTTCGATAGCATCTACCAGTTCTTTAAGGTTTTCAGGAGATAAATCCTTTTGAGATGATATAAAGTCTTTAAGGTTAACTTTCAACTTTTTCAAAGTATCAGTAGAAACCTTGTCAAGATTACCAAAGACTTGTTCCCAATTCATATTTTTCTTGAATTGTTCAGCATCAAGTTTGAATATATCTTCATTCTTGATTTCTGTACGCTTCTCAACGCTTCGGTCTATTTTGGCTATTTCACTGGCATCACCTTTGGCTTCCGCTTTCTTACGGGCTTCCTGCAATATTGAAATATCATCATTAAATTTCTTTTCAATGGCAAGACGTTCATCGGCATAAGACAAATAGTGCTCTGCCAAATCCTTATATATTTTTTCATTACTGATAATGGCTATCTTGTATAGTTCATCATAATAGTTTTGCTCATCATCAGACAGCTTTATATCGGTGGCATCAAAAGACTTGCCTTTCTTCTTCGGATTAGCTTCCCATGCAGCGCGAGCATCCTCAACTTTCTTCCGCAAAGCATCTTTTTTTTGTCGGTCAATAGCCTGCATCTCCTTTTCAAAGTTGAGTTCCATTTCAGCGATAGTCTTGGCAGAACCTTCATCCATAGCTTTGATTCGGGCTTCATCAACTTCCATCTGCAAATCTTCGGCAGAACGTTGCTGTTCTAATGATTGCTTATCAAGGAGGGCATTATATTTATCAGTCTGCTTACGAAGTTTCTCGGTTTGATTATCTTGTTTGGTTAATGAACTTCCGGTAATACCGCCCAAATTTTTATAGGCTTTTTCTGTTGTTTCTACTCGTTTCTTAGCTTCTTCATACTGCTTTGAAGTAAACTTGGATTTATCCTTTTCTATTTCAGAAAGTTTCTTCTTAGCATCATCCCAGTCTTTCTTCGCTTTCTCATAATCCTGCTTGTAGGTAGTAGGGGATTTCTTTTTAGCCAACGCTCCATTAATTGAAGAAATAACGCTTTCTAAATCTCCACCTTTAACCATCATCCCGTTTACAACAAAACCATTGCGTTTGGATGCAGACGATTGAGCAAGTTTCAATTCCGCTTCAAGCTTCTCCTTAGAATAGTTTTTAAGATTGGATTTGTAAGCGGAAATATTATCATCCAACATGTCTTTCTGATACTTTTTTAAAAGTTCAGAGTTTTTCTCCATTTGCTCACGCACCTGTACGTATGACTGATTACCAGAAAACATTTTCCATATTTCTGCATCGGAATCAGACATATTCTTCCGTAAATCGGGATTATCAAATAGCTGCAAATATCTCCGTTGGTTAGCAATCGTTTGGTTTAGAGCATTATAATCATCTCTCCTGCCTTGAACAGAACGCCTTGAATCTTCTTCGTTTATTTTTTGCTTCAACTTTAAGATATTCTCCAACTTTAGCCTTTCAATATCGTATTGTTCGAAAATTTTAGGGTATTCTTTACGAAGTTCTTCTAATGATTTTTGCCGAGTAAGAGTAGCCAAACTCTCATCACGAGCAGCTGTCAATAATTCTTCGATTTTCAGCTTGTGTTCCTGTTCTTTTTTAAATGCTGCATCTTTAATGCCGTTATATTCTTTTTGAGCACGGGCGGCAGCAGTTGTACTGTCAGACATTGCCCACATTGTAGTAGCAAGCCCACCGATAACGACAGTTAAAGCTACATAAGGATTGGTAAGCATTGAAGCGTTTAAAGCTAACTGCGCTTTTCGTGCCAATAAACGGGCATTGGTAAGTCCAATCTCCACAAGAGTATGTTTACTTTCGGCAGCAGTAACAAGCATCACTGCGGTCCGGTATGTACCATAAGTAACCACTAATCCAGCCAAGACCTTACCTACTGTTTCATAATTCTGAATCAACGAAGTTGTCATTTGAATACCGTCCATGATAACACTTTCCGACTTAGTTCCCAATTCGTTAAACACGGAATCCAAAGCATCCTGCATCATAGACAACTGACCATTGATAGTCTTTGAAGCATTCTCAGACATATTATAGAACTTACCACCTGCGGAAGTTGCATCAATGAATGCCTGTTGAACCATTTCAGCGGAAACAGCACCTTTGGACATTTCATCTTTCAAAGTTGCGATAGATTTTCCGGTCTTTTCGGAGATAATCTGTAACGGGTTGAATCCAGCGTTTATCATTTGATTCAAATCCTGCCCCATAAGTTTACCCGCTGCTGACATCTGTGAAAATGCCAAAGTCAGCGAATTGAACTTACTGGATTCCCCCATAGAAATATCACTAATGGCTTTCAAGTATTTGATAGTGTCTTCTGCTTGTATGTTAAATCCAAGCATCATCTTTTCTGCTCCAACCATATCTGACATAGTAAGTGGAGAAATCTTAGCCAGCTCCTTGATTTGCGGAATCAGTTGTCCTGCCACATCCTTTCCAACCATAGTCTCAATAGCAGTCTGCATGGATTGAAATTCTCCACGAACACGAATTATTTCAGAACCTAATGCCTTTAATACTCCAGCACCACCAATAACCGCCAATGCTTTTTTCCAAGATATAGCGATACCTTCGTTAGTTTCTACTACTTGTCTCCCATCATTCTTATAAAGTGTATATTCATCTCGGAGTTTCTTTACGGAAAGACGCGCTTCGGCTTGTTGTTGGGTTAATCCAAATAAAGCCGCCTTTTCTTCATCAAGAGCTTTGCGGGCAGCATTGTATTCTTCTAACTTGCCATTTGCTGATAACGGATTCCTTTTCAATGCTATACGATAAGCATCTCCAAGACGTTTTACATCTGCTTCAATATCCTTAACTACCGCTTTTTGAGCAAGAATCTTCTCTGTGAATCCATTCACGACCTGAGAAGCATCGAAGATTTTCCTTTTGAATCCCGTTTCCATCTCTGCTCCAGCTTTGGCTGCATTAGTCACCAACTCATCCAATCTTTGGTTGGATGCAGCAAGTTGGGCATTCAAAGCCTTGAAAACAGCAGGAGACTGCGTGCCATCCATGCTCATTAACTCCTGCTTTAATTTTGCAATTTCATTACGAAGTCTTACAACTTCTTCCCAGTCACTACCTACCTTAAAATATAATTTCGCCATATCTATTTCTTTTTCCTACGATTAGCCAATTCCTTACCACTGATTCTATTCACCTTCTGACCACCATATACTGCGTGTAATTTATCCCGTTGCATCATCAGCAGATTCCGATAAGGGATAATCTCAAACACTTCTGTATAACTCAGATGCAGCGTGTCAATCAAATGGGCTATCTGCCCGAAGAACGTTGTGTTTCCTACTGTTTCGGTCTTGCTGCCAGCATCGACACGTTCCTCATCGAGCTGACACACTGAAAAGCCGAAATATCCATCATGGAAAAACACACCTCCAAAGCATTCCTAACTTCTTCAAAAGTCCCGTTCTCCAAATTATCAGCCAGTTCCTCACTGCCACAGATGAAACAAGAAATGCCTTTCAGCATATCTCCAGTAATTTCAGGAAGTTCTTTAATAGCTTCCATGACATTATCTCCAGTCATGCCGATATTGGAAAAATGATGAATGGCACGACAGATAACTTTAATTGTAGGCGGTTTGATGGTATAAACGATTCCACCTATCTCTACATTTTTAAAATCCAGCCCTAACAAGGCGTCAGAAACCGTTTTTGCTGCTTGATTCATATTCTTAAACTAAAAGGGGGAATGGTATATATCCATTCCCCCGGTTATCACTCTTGTACTTTTACCAATGTTATCTCTTTTTTAAGAGTGGTATCAACTTCAGAAGGAGTGGTTTTAATATCTCCTGACTGAGTGACGTACCCCACTTTCGACACTTCATAGTGAACGGTAGCTCCAGCATTCACCTGCTTTGACTTGACCGTTACACCGTCCAGCTTTACGGTCGCATCGGAAGGAGTAGGTACAATGGTTACTGTAGTTCATGCCTGCAAAGCTTTAATCTGCCCCTCTTCGTAGTTATACTCAGAAGAAACACCTTCAATCCCCGGTTCCTGCACCAAGCCTTTTACAGCGATTGCAATTGCCTTATCCGTATTGGCTTCACGGGAAACAATACGACATTTTGGGAAGATGAACCAGACATCATCATCGGTCAGACAGAACAATGCTTTGTTAATGACCACTTTATCCAAAGCACGCTTCCAACCCACATCTTTAGATGTTGCCTGAATAACATCGCCCCCCATGAACGCTTTCTTTGTCTTCCAGTCATATTGTCCGATAGAGAAAGTGGGTGATACTTCTCCCGGCACATCATCGTAACGGTAATTCTTTCCCGTTAATTGGTTCTTGTACCCAGTAACGGAGGCTTCCGTTTCCTCAATCTGCCACGTTTCCCCGTGTACATTCAAAACCTCATCTTTCGCTTTGATAGCGGCTTGAATCAAAGTCTTTGCGATTTCGGGGGTAATGTCTGCCGTTACCTTATCAATATCGGCAAACAAGATTCTTTTTATTCCTACTGCTGAAATCATAATCTTATAGTTTTACATTTATTACTTCAAATAAAATTCTCACATTCACGTAATGGCATTTCAAAGCTGTATCCGCTTCCGTGCCAATTGATTCGATAGAGTAACGATAGGTTGTACTGTCATAGGTGCTTACTACATCATCAAGCAGCTTGCCAGCCTTTCTTTCAAGTTCGTTAAGCCGGATTGTGTTCGCTTCATTCTCGCTTAAATTGGGTACACATAGATTCACTTCTGCGAAAGATTTCTTCCAATACTTTCCCGGCTGTTGTTTCTTCGTGTGGATGACAATCCTTTCGGACTTCAATTCACCCATCAGCGTTTCACCATCAGGCACTATATCTATTCCGAAAGCCTTGCAATCCCGGTAGAGGATGTTTCCTATGTCGGTGGTTACTATCATTCAAATTCTTCTTTTAATCGTTTCTCCGCATATAAAGCGGCACTACTTAAAACATCAAATCCCTTAGATTCCACGAATGAAGCGTATTCCGCTTCGTTTTTCAGCGTCAAACCGTCTTTATTGACATCGTAATCATTGGACGTTCTCAAAGTGAGTGTATGGTCTTGATAATCGCCATGTTCCTCTGCGTATTTCACAGCTTCATCACCCACATCAATCATCTTCTTCTCAACTTCCCATTCCCCTTCATCGAAAAAGGAGTCGACATCTGAAAAATCGAAATCTACATCCATAATTCCGAGTAGTTAAAGTAGTTTGTACTCTTTACCGTGTAGACTTCGCCTTGACCTCTTACGCTATCACCATCCATGCAACGTACTTCATCACCAGCCTTGACAGTAATTCTCTTCTCGCATACCACATGATAATTCGGACGATACACAGAGCCGTTATCAGATGAAAACTCTTTGGTAGTGTTATCATCACAACGGCACTTGCATACCTCCTGCCAGTATTCACCACCTGTTCCGGGAATAGGTCTGCCAAACTCATCCTTATCCATCGGGGTGATAACTTTTACCTGCAATATGTGTGGAGCGAATATCATAAGAAAGTCACTTTAGGTTTGTTACCCAGTTCGTCTTTCAAACCGTACTGTTTACACAGCCATGAGTACAATTTCATTAGGCTATCAACATGATTAGACCAAGACACAGAAAATCCGCTTTCGCTGACCGAAGATGGATTTTGTATCATCCACGGAATTTGCTTGGCACAAGCGACCTCTAATCTTGCCCTATTTTCCTCGGCAAAAGGTTCTTCGCCATCCAATCCCGTTCTTGAAAGTATATTTTCAACTACAAGATTAGACGGGGGATTCTTATCAAATACGCTTAATACAAACTCCTTGTTACTCATGGCTGCTATCATTCAATATGGCGTAATCAGCTTACAATATGCAGTATGGCTATAATGCGTGCAATACTTTGATTTATAGATGTATCTGAACGGAAATTTGGGAACATTAATTCGTATCCCTTGAATAGCCGCTTCTTCTTTTATCGAACACATCATAGCCGGGTTATTTGCAACCAAGAATATAGTCTGTGGTATGGTTAGTACAACACAATCAGCCGGAGCCGTTTCCAAAGTGATAGACTGAATATCCGGCAAACCGGCATTAACCGATGGATTCACATATTCACACTTGGGAGATTCCACACTTGATGCCTGCACACTCAACGAAACCAAAGACATCATTAAAAAGCCACACATGGCAAAAATAAAATTCTTCATTTCTTTACTGATTTATAAAATTAGACAATAGGGTGCGATTCCTCACACCCTTACTATTTACGCGTTCATCGTTGAAAGGTCAATGTTCACAATCTTGTTAGGAGCGATAAACTCAGGAATCCATTCGGCAGTATATTCCATGTATCGTCCTTCCTCATCGCGATAGTTACAGATAGACATTTGCCCTTCAGACTGCGTGTATTGACGGCCCGGAACGGGATCGGTCATTACATAAGGTCTGTGGTGACGCATACGGAGTACATTATCACTCTGCAAAAAGGTGATTCTGTCGTCTGCGTAAATCTGAACGTTTTCGCCATTCTGATTTTCCACGTAATCCTCCTTGATTTCAATAGCAGGCAAACCGATGCCAGTAAATACAGAAGATGCAAGCTGTGATGTAATCAACCCGGTGGATAGATACATCTCGTTTGCAGACAACTGCATCTTAAACTTGTCACCAAATTCATTTGAACCGATGATGTTCTTCACGAATGTACCTCGTGACATAATCATCTTAGAGAATACACCATATTTCGCTTTCAGTTTTTCAATCTCCTGCTGAAGGTAGGTTACAAACTTGGCCTTTGCCTCAGAAGTAGGAGTGAGCGAATGGAATGGAAGGTCGATGTCAAGCAACTCAATTCCTTCCTTGTTATCTGCATTCTTAACTGATGCCTTACCTGTCATAAGCAACTCACCTACGACAATATCCATACGCTTGTGTGGAGCAAGCAAAATTTGGCGGTAGTCGTCATAGATAAAGTCAATAATCTCACGCATAATAGCGGATTGGTCTGCTGTATTGGCTGCATTGAACTTATCCAGCAAGTCCTGCAAGTCAGACAGACGTTCAATGTCCATCTGATAACGGTCGCCAAGATAAGCAATCTCGGTAACGCCACTTCCCAAAGAGCGTCTTTCGCGTAGCGGCTTTTGGTCATTCTTGCCGATGATAGAACCAGCTACCACACCGGAAACAGTGCCCAAATATGTCTTGAATACACGGGTTCTTGTTTCCTGGAATGCACCATATTGCTGCCAATAGATTCTATCCTTTCTCGTTTGCAGAACACGATCAATAACCGCATTCACAATCATGGGGTCGGAAAATAATGTCTGTATGGTCAAATTCATAGTCAAACTCTTTTAATAATTAATACTCGAATTGGAAACGGGAAGTAAGACCTTCCATATCCAACTTATGAATAGGCAAGGGAAGCTTGGGGATTTTAATCTCGTAAGCCTGCATAAGCAATGTCGGGAGCACCGGGCCATCATCTTCTACCTTGGTTGGTGCGTAAAGAACGAAATTAGCTGTAGCCTTTTTCTTCGTTCCTCCTACTGCCGTAGCTTCAAACCATACCTCACCTACTTCGGCGTTAGCTCCTAAGTCTGCCGCCAAGGTCAGTTCATCGTAAGCCGAATTAGACTTGTCGATAGAGTTAATGGTCGCACCTTTGCTCCCGTTCCCGATGTGCATACCAACATATGCCAATGAGCCTTTCTTGATTTTGATTTTCGTAGCGCTTCCACTTGTTGCCTTTTCGTAAATTTCAACATTCCGAACGGGAACAACCGTGCGCTTCTGCAAATCAGCGAATACCGGAGTAAATACGGGAAGATAAGAGCCGATTGTCAAATTGGAAATTTCCAACTTCCAAGGACCACTCTTTCTAACGCCTGTTTCTACTCGGTAAATTTCTTCCGGCACATATTCTGCCTTCAAATTATACTTTGTACCTGCTGTCATAATTAGTTTTTATTAGATTCTACAATAGTTTTTGTTCCGTCTGAAATCATCTTGGCTATTGACTCATTCTCTTTTTCTATCTTTCGCTCTGATGATTCGGGTGGAACTACACCCTTAAAGCCGTCATTCGCGAACTCCTGCTTCAAGTCCTTGAAGTATGCGTCCAAGTCCTCATCGTCCTTAATGGCGCATCGTTTGGCGTAGTTTTCGGGAATACCATACTCCTTTGCCTTTGCCAAAATCTGCTGGCTACGTGTTGCTTGAGCCTTTTCTGCTTCAAACTGTGTTAGCTTATCAGAAAGGTTCTTGTTGGAGTCAATTAAAGCTTGCGCCCATGCAGGCACATCGTCTTTATTCTCTTCCGTTTTGGTAGTAGTGGTAGTCTCGATTGGCTTACCGTCTTTAAGGTTATGTTTCTTCTCGTAGTTAGTCACTGCCGTTTTTGAAGCATCCCCGGCACGGAAATCACCATAGGAATTAAGCACGTCCGAAAAGCTGATACCCTCAACAATGGAGTTTACCTTTGTCTCGTCCGTTACACCCTCTGCCTTCTTAGTGGCAATTCGGGTTAAGATAGCAGTGTCCACCCCAGTAAACTTCTGTTGCAGCCCTGCCAAGATTTGTTCTAAGATTGTCATACCGTATGAATTTGATTTATAAATTTCTACGGTAAATTTCGTTATTAATAAAGAAGGTGAGAAATAATCAGATAGGTGATACACGACAATGAAACGATTGTCGTAAAATGATATAAAAAAGGCGTGAAACCGAATGGAATCACGCCTAAATATTCTTCTTATGAACTAATCAGAAACCCAACATTGCAGCAGGAGGAATATTCAAAACTCGACATAGCAACCTCGCAATTTTGAGGGTCGGTTCCGAACGTCCAGAAATATAGTCATTCACACGCGATGGACTTATTCCAATCTCACCAGCAAGTTGCTTTTGACTCATCCCTTTCTCTTCAAGGGATAGCTCTATCAATTCCGCAACAGTCGGTTTTTCTATCGGATAATGTTCTTTTTCGTATGCTATCACAATATCGGACATAACTGTAAGCTCCACCGCATTCTTATCATTTGAAGGCGTATTGTCATCAACCAATGGCAGAAGTTCCTCCACTCTCGCCAAAGCAAATTCATACTGTTCTTTCGTTACTTTATTCATACTTCTATCTCTTAAATGGTTGAACAATCTATCTTATCGTAATCTTTATGAGTACCAACCCAGCGAATGAAGACGTACCCAATTGTAAACTTAACAACGACAACCAACCGATAGTTGTTGCCTCTGATATTGAAAACGTAGTGTTGGTTGCCTACATAGTCAGCAGAAAGAAAATCCACTTTAATGTCTGATAGGTTCTTCCATTCAGCTTTTTCCGCTATATCATACCAACGTTCTAAAGCTATGCGTGAATCTTCATAGCCTTTCGTCTCGTAGAACTCTTTCAATTTCTTATGTGATACAATCCTCATACCTCTTTTGTTTGATGCAAAAATATGAATTAATTTTGAATTATAAAATTTTTCCAAAGATTATATTCTACAATATAGAATTTAGCAATAAAAAAGCGGAACTAAATTAGCTCCGCTCAATAGTACGATAAGAACATGAAGTAATGAATTATCCTTTGGAGTTAGGAGACGCTGCATTGTTATTCTTTGCCGCTTGTTCCTCCTTGATTTCTGCAAGCTCCTCTTCTACCCTATCAGCATTTCCAGCAAACATGATTCCCTCACGCGTTGACCAGATGCCACCACTGACAGCGGAAACGGCAGTAGTAACCTTATCGTTCAAATCATCAATCATATATGGAACCAGTTCTGTTTCTATGTCAATGGTCTGCGATGCCTTGCTAAACTCGGTTGGATTGATAGAGCCTAAAGCGGAAACAATGAAATTTACTCTCCGCTGCAAGAACTCGCCGATAACCTCACCGTGATTTTCTACCGCCATGTGTGCACCCATGAACATAAAGCGGAAAGCGGTTCCTGATGCTTTGCCTACCCCCTTCAACGTCTCAAAGGATATTCTTGGAGTGTTTGACATATCATAAGCCATATTAGTGAGTGTTTCTGCTTCAAATTTTACGGTATCTGGCACTTGGTTCCACGTCAGATACTGGGCATCCGCACCCTCTCCGGTGAGTTTGACCATTCTATCCTTAACCTTACCCATGAAACCCTCTACATCTCCAATTAGCTTCAGCAATGGGAAGAAATGATAATCGATGCAATCGGCATAGTTGGATAGTAGTTTCTCCAACCGGACCCGGAAGGTCTTTATCTTCTTGCAATAAGGTTCAGGACGATAAGCATAGAGAACCGGTAGTTTTGGGAATCCATGAGCAAAAGGAGTTCTTTCTTCATATCCTTTAGACAAATCCCATTGATAAACCATTTTGTCCGTGATAGTCATAAAGCAGATGACCTCCGAATCATCCATGAGCTTCTTTTTGTACTCACGTGAGAAAGCAATCATTTTACCTTCGTCGTTAAAGAACGGGTATAGCTTATCACCTCTGAATGGAGACCATAACACGCTTTTCAGTTTCTTGGTGGGTTTTACCTTCCCCCCGAAGGTAGTCTTTATTTTCTTCCAGAACTTCGCCCAGAACGAATCATCATCGGTAACGTACCAATATTCCGCTACTTCCTGCTCGGATAACCAGGCACGAACTATCTTCTTGTTCTGGTATTTGATTTTATTGGACTTAAATACAGCCTTTACCGCATCCAGCAGTTTTTTTTCATCATCATCGGTTGGAGTGCAATCCATAGACGGTTCTGTGCCGACCGTGAAAGCTGTTTGAATGTTCACTATATCCTGTTCCAATGGAATGGAGATACGGTTCACCGGTTCAGTCTTATACTTTGCTTCGATTTCATAAGTCTTACCCGTTTTTTCATCGAAGTGTTTCTCAGCTTCTTTTTCAAGAACCTTTCTGTCCGGATACTTTTTTTTGTCAACCATAATTTCATGGCGTTCCGGATTCCAATCGCCCCAAAGTTTACAACAGTCGGGAAGTTCAGTTTTTCTACCTTTCTTCAGGTAGTTTATCTTCTGCCCGATGTCAGGGAGTGCTAATATTTCTTCTAAATTCAATGGCATAATCTATATTTTTAGTGTGTAAATATTCCTGTTAAATCTTTCGGCTTCTGAATCTTACCAAGAAGCTCACCCAATACATAGTAACGTACAGCATCTATTCCGTGATTGTCATGGTCTTCCGGTTCGTTGATATAGTTCCCGTCCTTATCCTTTGCCCAAACATACTTTCTGAACTCGCTTTGCAAGTTGTACGAGCGTTTGGTTATATAAATCTCCATATCTTTCATTTTGTCAATTCCGGCATTGATAGAGCCTGCACCTTTCTCTACGGCATATATCTTGATTCCTCCGTTGTGTATCTCTTGAATCAATCGAGGGTCAGCACTATCAGCTATGACTTTCAAACCCCACGGGCGAAGAGTCTTGATGATGTCAGAAGAAAGCAATCCAGTACGGTAATCCACTTCATCCAAGTAAAGGGCGTTATCAACGATACCACAACGAATGGAAGCAGACGGGTCATGCGTATAACCGAAGTCTTGCCCGAAAGCAATTTTCTTTGCCCAAGCCGGGAACTCGTCAACAATTCCCCACTTCTTGAACACAGCACCTTCCGCCACGTCTGCCCAACGGCCGATAACCACATGAGCATACTTTTCAGGATTACTCACCTTCATATCTTCCACCTCTTTCAAGAACTCAGGAGAAAGGTTATCCAAGTTATCAAAATACGTAGTGTGGATATGGAGCACATTCGGATGGGTGGAAACCTGTACTTGTACTCCGTCAATCTCTACCAGTTTATGAGTGTTTTCGATGTATTTCTTGTAGATGAAGTGATTGGAATCGCAGGGGTTCATAATTATTATAATCCGGTTCTGAATCCCTTTCTTACGGATAGAAAGCATAATCTTGTCGAACTCTTCCTCACTGGTCCACTCTTCCGCTTCATCGCAGACGAAAGTCGTAATGCCTTGAATGGATTTCAGTTTTGCTGTCTGGTTCCCGGAAGAAGTCTTGATACCCCGGAACATGATACGGCTCTTAGTCATCTTATTGACTATATCCGTCTTTGTGGTCTTGAAATATTTCGTGGTACCGTCCAAATCTATCTTCTCCATCATTTCGGGGATGATAGAGATACCGGCAGAAACCATCGTGTAACGGGTGTAAAGAATCTGATGAACTATCTTCTCTACGGGAGTCATTTCGAATGTCAGCCGTTCTATGAAGGTAGAAGCATTGAAAGACTTTCCGCTACCACGCCCACCGGTGATAAGAATTATAAATTTTTCCTTATCCTCATATAATGGATGGTAAATTTCTTGAGGTACTATCATTTCAGCTTGTCTTTAATCCAAGAATCAATGTTGATGCCATGCTCTATATCTGTTGGAATATCAGCGTCTTCATCTTGTTTGCGCTCAATCTTTCTCCAATCTTCATCATGGTGGTACAGCCAAACGGACATTGCTTGCAAATTAGGAGCCAACTCGCTTTCGCTTACTTGTAATTCATCTTCGCCCGTCAAATTCCCTTCTGAATCACGGAGCTTTCTTACCACGGTGCTTTTGGTTTTTATGCCACCGAGAGCCATTGCAAGGAATTTAGCCCTTACAGTGGCATTGATTGTCGCGCGCCCACGCGCTAAGACTTCGGATATTTCGGTGTACTCACTTTTCTTTTCGCAGAATGTTTGAGGCAAAATCCCTATGGCATAAGCAATTTCCTTGTCAGTGAATCCCTTTTTGGCATACGATTCCACGAGAGAAAGAAAGTCCTCGCTTGTATAATCAAACTTAGGCTTTCTTCCTCCTTTACCTTTTCTGTTTTGAGATTCACTATTATTCATAAACTTATCCGTTACTTAAAGCAAATTTCCCCGTTCCAATCCTTTTATTTCGATTAGAGAAAAACCACATACCTCTTTGCTTCATAGATGATTCAAACGCATTTATAACACGTGCAGCCCTTGGATTATTTCCATAACCCTTTTGAGTTGTACGAGCCTGCGCCTCTAATCTCCGAAATTGTGCACTTAATTCATTCAAACTTTTCCTTCTGACTCAATCTTCTTCTAAATTTAATTAATCAATCCTTTCTATTTGTTCATCAAATACTTCTCCCTTTATGAACTTCATATCAGGGTCATACCCGAACCTTTCGCAGAATGCGGCTTTAGCTTCATAGGTATCAAAGGACAACATCACATAGGCATCCATGTTCTCGGCTTGCTTCTGTGCGTTTTCTTTCACCTGATGCTTGACCTCTTTCATGTGGGCAACCTTTTCGGCACGTTCCAACTGCTTGGCGGCTTTATCGGCTTCTTTCTGTTCGGAAACTGGGACCATCATATCAGACAAAGCATCCGCAATAGAGTTTTCCTCTTCGGTCTGCAAAAGATAGTCGACACCAATCATATTCAAGTCAGCATCGGTCAGACCTGCATCTTTCCAGTCAATATCAGGAACAATACGGGCAAGAGCGTCAAAATCCCATGTACCTTGTGCATTAGGGTTGTTCATTAGAATGTTTAACTCCTTTTCCTGCTGCTCGTCCACGTCTATGACATCGACACGAATACGGTAGTCGTTATCGGGAAACTTTTGCAATTCGTCCATGACAGACAAACGCTGGTGCCCGCTGACTACGGTAAGCCCGGTACGCTTATTCACAACTATTCCACCTACCAATCCGAATTTCTTGATGCCACGTTTCAGTGTCTTACGTGATTCATCAGATAGTTTTCGGGGATTATAATCCGCAAAGTGAATGGCAGAACGATTAAGTTCCACCGATTCACTCTTTATGTGTAGATACTAATTGAAAAGTGCGCCAATATTCCAGTTGAAAATTGCGCCACCATAGGATAAGTATAATGACCTTTGTATAATCCAA